CTACTCTTTCGAGCGTAGATTTGTGCGAGTTTCCATGCACATCCTTAGAGAAATCTTGTTTCCCTCATGGAGTCGTCCACTCAAAATGGACAGCTGCCGAAAGGCAGCAAGTGGGATCTTTCCCACGATTTTCTGTGCACGAGTTCACTCCCGTGCACCACGACAATCCGTCCAGGATTGTTCGAAAAGCATACTCACGTTCACCGTGAGTTTTCCTACTTCTGTAAGGAAGTAATTGATCCATGCTTGCGCATGGATAGTGACGTTCCGAAGCTGAACGTTTGTTGGGACGCTGAGTCCCTCTTTGAGGCGCGTTTACCGCGTGCCTTGACCAAGCTTGAGAAGAATCTCAAGTTTGAAGAGATGCCAAGTATTTGGCATGCACAAATGGTCCTTTTCAAGGGGACCTTCTGGTTTGGACGTATGATCCAAAAAGACAGTGCCGGAAGGCACAATCCGAACGGAGTAGCGATACTCCGTCTTTTATGTGGCCTGAGAGGTTTCTCAGGTCACCAGCGTGTTGACCAGCTGGTCAACATGAAAATAAGCCGTCAAGGCTTACAGAAACTGAAGCAAATCCTTGCTACAGTAGATGGCCTAGTTATGCAACTAGTCCTAAGCTTCCCAGCATGGGAAGAACTTCTGGAATGGTCCAGAATCGAGCAGATTCAAGTCTGCCTCATCAGTCAGCTTTTACCTGACTATTTCCGAGAAGTGATTCCGGAAAAACCTTCTTGTTTCGAGAAGATAAAACGATTGCGTGGAGCAATCAAAGAGGTTGGTTTCAACCCAATCGGAGACATCCGATCAATAGAGATCCCGAGAGAGATCTCTTTCTTTAAAGTCATCACTGACTTTATGGCCGATAGGAAGACTCCTATCGATATGTACCGGGTTTCGCTTTTATCGCAAACCCGTGCGTCGGGGGTTCCCCCCCGATCTGTGTACCTGAAGACACTTCAGGGCATAAAGGAGATTCTCACAGAACCTCCTGATCCCTCTGTTTACAACAGAGTCAAGGTCTATATCGCTGAAGGTATAGATATGATCCACCAAGAGGTGGTCGAAAGTCTCGGAAGCGAAATGCAATCCGAGAGATGGTGGTCCCGGGTCATAAACCGGGCCAAAATATCGCTAAGCGATAGTGGTGAGTTCTTTACGAGCTCTGAAAATGGCGGGAAGCTTGAGCAAGCCCGTCATATACTCAGGTCAAACCCTGAGATTCCCGAGATCAATCTCGAGACAGGTCTTCCTACAGGGAAGATACTCAAGCCCGGTGTAGACACCCACGGAGAGTGTCTATTTCATTGGGCTTGTAACCAGTTCGCCGACAGGCGAACAATCTATGACAGAAACGTTATGTCTGTCAGAATATCCCTAGTTGCAGAACTGGGGAAGTATCGTGCGATTACCGTATCGCACCTAGGACATGCCATGCTATTGCATGTTATGTCTCATATATTGCTGGAGTATCTCTCAGCAATTCCATCGTCCCGATCAGGAGTCGGGGCGGCAAATCACGCTTGGAATTTCTTCAAGCGTCTCTCGCACAAGAATCCCAGTGCGAATTTCATCTTTGGTGACAAAGATGTCTACCTGTTCTCAACTGACTGGGAACAGGCTACAGACTACTGTGATCACACAGTAGCGCAGGCGATGTTAAATCGCCTATGTTACAATGTGGGTATACCCACATGGTACAGACAAACGTCAGTGTTTGCGCTTTGTGCTCCTCGACAAATCGAGGAGATGGACGAGGATAAAATCCTCAGTCGATATTTCACCACACGTGGTGAACTTATGGGTGACCCTGTAGTCAAGGTCATCCTTCATTGCTACCATTTAGTAGCAAGATTCTGCTCTCAAAAGCAGCTGCGTTCTGCCGTAAGGCAGAGGGCTTGATTGGAGTTTTCCGATCCACTCGCTCTTGGTAGTGAGAATCCCTGAATAAAGTAGGGGAGACGTCAACCGCAAGGTGGAGGCATCAA